GCCGATCCCCTCCCCACCCCCCAGATCGCTACAGTATATCTCCAGCAATTCCCCGATTTTTATCTATTATAACTATTATCATGAAATAATCGCTTGACTATTCATAGAAACTCAGGATATATTGATACGTGGACGCTGATCGGGTTTCTTCCCCGGCCCTGATCGCTTCACTATAGCACCCAAGTGGTGTTTCAGCGAGCAGGAGGATCGCTATATAAAAAACCCCTTTTATTCTCCGGGGACGCGAGGAATGAATGGCCAAACCTTTAGACCCTAAGCACCACCTAGTGTTGGATTATTACTTCGACAACGGCTTCAGCAAGAAGGAAGCACTGCTGAGCGCCGGATACGCCGAAAGTACGGCGAACAACTTCGCGGCCAAGGTGTTTGACAGGGAAGATGTGCAGAAGGAAATCAAGCTCCGGCAGAAGAAGCTCGCAAAGAAGTTTCAGCTTACACAGGACTGGCTCATCCGGCGCTTTCTGCGTCAGGCTACGGCGGGTGATACTCTCGCCCGTTTTAAGAAGATCGAAGAGGATGGGTCTCTCTCATGGGACTTCACTGGTGCAACGAAGGATGATCTAGCGCTAATACAGGAGCTTGGGGTTGATTTCTATACAGAAGGCCGGGGAAAGAACGCAAAGAAGGTCAAGAAATTCAAGATCAAGACGCCTGACGAACAAGCGGCTCTCATGGCTCTTGGCCGACACCTCGGCTTCTTCCATGATAAGGTTGAGATAGTAGGATCGCTGGCTGAGCGTATTCAGGCCGGTAGAGAACAAGCGTACGCTAAGGCGGAAAAAGACCGCGAAGTCGAAAACACAATCCACTAACTAAAAAAAGCGGAATAATGGCTACACGTGTAACCAAAACCCCAGACGACATGCTTGCGGAAGACATAAGTTCTTTCATAGCAGACCCCTTGGGCTACGTGATGTACATGTTTCCGTGGTCTACGTATCAGCCGATACAGCAAGTCGAGTTGCAAGAACCATACGCCTCCCGGTTCCCGACCTGTAAGTACGGCCCCGATATATGGGCGTGTGAGTTCTTGGATGAGATACGGGATCAAATCCTAGCTAATAAATTCAATGGCAAGGATGCAGTAGACCCGATCTACATGGCCACCTCCTCGGGTCATGGAATTGGAAAGTCGGTTATGGTGGCTTGGCTTGTAAAATTCATCCTCGACACACGCCCATTCTCGAAAGGCACGATAACAGCGAATACAGCAGAGCAGCTAAAGACCAAGACGTGGGCTGAGGTAGGAAAATGGCACAAGCTGTCTATGACTGAGCATTGGTTCACGTACAATGCTGGGCGAGGTGCGATGAACCTAGCACATAAGGATCATAAGGAAAGCTGGAGATGTGATGCTCAAACTTGCAGGGAAGAAAACAGTGAAGCATTTGCTGGACAACACGCCGCATCCTCGACTTCGTTTTATATCTTTGACGAAGCATCCGCCGTCCCCGATAAAATCTTTGAGGTGCGTGAGGGTGGGACCACTGATGGGGAGCCTATGGTATTTGACTTTGGCAACCCCACACGAAACTCTGGGCGTTTCTTTGAAGAGTGTGCAGGGCGGCTTCGCCATCGTTATCGGGTGCGTTGCATTGATAGTCGAGAGGTGGCCATCACCAACAAGAAGCGAATAGAGGAGTGGAAAGAAGATTATGGGGAAGACAGTGATTTCTTCAAAGTCCGCGTCAGGGGAATGTTTCCCAGCGCCGGTAACTTGCAGTTCATCCGCTCAGAACTCGTTACAGAGGCACAGCACAGAGAGCTACCTCCGCAGCAAAGATTTGATCCCTTGCTTATCGGAGTTGATGTTGCACGATTTGGTCAGAATGAGACTGTAATCTATCCACGAATTGGAATGGATGCCAGAACATGGCCAGCACAGAGATTCCAAGGAATGGATACCGTTCAAGTAGTTGGACAAGTCATTGAAATGATTAGGGACTTCCGTTCGCGGGGGATGAATTACGATGGACTATTTGTTGATGGCGGCGGCGTTGGTGGTGGCGTTGTGGATCAGCTTGCCTCTCTTGGGTACGATCCGATTGAGGTACAGTTTGGCTCAAAGCCTGTCACGGCTCCGCACACGTATCGCTATCGCTCCGACGAAATGTGGGGTAATCTACGAGATGCGCTCCCCCGGCTATGCCTACCAGCCGATAACGAACGAAACGGACTCGACCTCAAACGCGACCTTACCCAGCGCGAATTCGGGTACACCTTGATGGGTAATAAAATTCATCTCGAAACGAAAAAGGATATGGAGGCTCGTGGGGCCACCTCTCCTGATATCGCGGATTCTCTGGCACTAACATTTGCAATGCCGGTGGAGATGCGTACCAAACCCATGGGGGTTTCTAATGCACCCACCATGTGCGTCCACGACTATGACCCCCTAGAATATGGAGAATTATAATGTGTATGGGAGCAGCACCCGCACCAGCACCCCTACCACCGCCCCCGCCCCCGCCCCCTATCCCCCCGACACCGGGGCAGGAAGCTGAGCAAATCATCAATGCTCGCAAGCGCGAACGACAGATTGCTCAACTAGCGGTTGGCCGCGAGAGCAATATAGGAACTACATCGCAGGGCTTGACTAGTGAAGCGACGAGTGCTAAAAAGACCGCTCTGGGAGCTTAATATGTGCATGGGTAATAGCGGTGGCATAGCCCAGTTGATCAATCCTAGTAGAGCTATCTTCGGTGACAATATAATCGGGCGGATAGGCTCCCCCGAAAGCATTGTCGCTGACAAGGTAGCAAAGGATAATGTTCAGCTTGCCAAGTTCCTTGATCCTTCTGGTTCTGACAAGCGCCAGAAGACTGCGGATGATAAGGCGTTTGCTACACGATTATCCGCACGTGATGCCGCTCTCGATCGTACTCCCAGAGGCGGTGCTGAAATTAAAACCGGGCCTAATAAGTATAGTCCCAAAACTAAGTTAGGAAGTTGATATGTGCATGGGTAATAATAATCCTCCGCAACAGGTTTATATGCCGTACCCCCCGCAGCCAGTGCAAATGGCGTCGGTAAAACTTACCGATGAAGAACGCAAGGAGACAGATGCTGAGACACGCGCTAGGTTCGCTGATGCAGCAGAAAAGAGCGAGATGGCTGATGCCAAAAAGAACGTGCTGGGGACGAAGACGGATAAGTTAGGGAAAGCCTGATATGGCAGACCAGATAAGGCGTGATAGACTCGATCGCCATCTGGCACAGTTGAAGATTGAGCGAGAGAGTTTCATCTCGCATTATAAAGACCTGTCTACCTTCGTAAAGCCCCGCCGCGGTCGATTTGAGATTAGAGGTAAGGTAAACGACGGGACTAAGGTCCATAATTCGATCATCAATTCTGCCGGAACACAGGCACATAATACGGCACAGGCTGGCATGTTCGCTGGCGTGATGGCTCCTACGCGTCCGTGGTTTGCCTTCGGTCCTCCCGATCGCGAGATGCGTAAGTTCAAGCCGGTGCAGAACTGGCTACACGATACAGCCGCACGTATGCGATCTGTGTTCAATCGATCCAATCTATATACTATGGCTCCTACGATGATCGGAGAGCTCTTGCTGTTCGGTACGGGTGCCATGGCGCAAATGGATGACGATGAAACTGTCACGCGCTTCGCCACGCACACAGTTGGCAGCTACATGATAGGACAGAATGATAAGGCCGAAATCAACACCTTCGCCCACGAATACCAGATGACCGCGGAGCAGATGGCGATGAAGTTTGGCGTGGAAAACATCAGCGTCGAGGTGAAAGAAGCGCTGCGTACCGGCAAGCACTCATGGTTCCCGGTCGTGCAGATGATTGAAGAGAATCAAGATTTCATCCCCGGCGGTATGTTCGCTAAGAACAAGCAGTTCTGCTCAGTACGGTATGAACCACATAGCCGAGGAGAAGATCGAAATAAGTATCTGAGTATCTCCGGATTCGACGACTTCCCGATCTACGCTCCGCGCTGGGGTCTTACCGGCGAGGATGTATACGGCACGGACTGCCCCGGCATGGTGGCTCTTGGTGATATACGTGGCCTTCAGGTTTCAGAGAAGCAAAAAGCCATGGGCATTCAGAAAATGGTTAACCCGCCATTGACTGGGCCACCCTCACTCAAGAATGTCAATGTATCTACCCTACCCGGTAGTCTCAATATATACAGCGGCGACCCGACAAGAAATAAGCTGGAACCTGTTTATCAGGTGAACTTACCACTGCATGAATTGAAAGAGGATATCGCTGCGACTGAAAGGCGTATCAACAATGCCTTCTTCGTAGACCTGTTCTTGGCCATCTCAAATATGGAAGGTGTCCAACCCCGGAATGAGTTGGAGCTTAGTGAGCGAAACGCTGAGCGTCTTCTCCAGCTTGGCCCTGTGCTAGAACGGATGCAGATTGACTTTGCTGACAGAATGATCAGCAATACCTTCAAGCGCATGATGAAAGAAGAACTTCTTACCCCGGCTCCCCCTGAGTTGGAAGATCAGGAATTGGAGATCGAATATATCTCCAGTCTGGCACAGGCGCAACGAGCAGTGGATACCAAGTCCATCGACCGTCTGTCTCAGTTTGTCGGAGGACTCATGCAAGCGGGCATGTCCGATGGTAAGAAGTTCGATGCAGATAAGGCTATCGAAGAATATGCTACTCTCATAGGCACTCCGCCAAACCTGATCTCCGAAGATGAGGCCATAGCAGCAGAGAGACAGCAAGAGCAGCAACAGGCTCAGCAAGCGCAGATGGCAGAGATGGCGTCCAAGATGGCACCGGTTGTGCAAGCGGCTGGACAAACGGCTGGCGCGGCTGGCCAAATTGCTGATCTTGATCTGGGTGGTGATACTATAGCTGCTCGTCTGGCCGGTGGTGGTGGTGGTGGTGAACCTCTGCCGGAGAGTGAAGCATGATGGTTCTCCACAGTGAGCGCTTCCCGCAATTAAGATAGAGGATATAGGGGATGGATAAGGAAGTATACGATACGAGCGATGAGAAACAGGTCAAGAAGCGCAAGAAGCAACGTGATCTGCGAAGAGAGACTGAACTCTATGAGTTAGAAAAGATACTCTCGACCTACGAAGGGCGATCTTTCCTCTGGCGTTTGATTGCGTTTTGTGGTATATACGAAGCAGGAGTGACGCACGAACTTGAAACTTTTCGGCAATTGGGAAAGAGGGATATTGGATTGTGGCTCCTTGCAGAAATTGATCAGGCTAACCCAAAGGCTATCCCGGTCATGACACAAGAAGAGGTTACACGTGTAACCAAGGAGAAGAACTAATGGCGGAAGAAATCTTCGACGGGGCAGATGAGACGGAAGAAGCCCAGAATACATCAGTGCTTGGCGGTTCTGATGATCAAGATGCCGGTAAAACGGCAGACGAAGCCATCGCGGAAGCGATGGTGGAAGACAAGGCCAAAGACGCAGATGCGGACAGCAAAGCTGACGCACAGGATGCGGCCCCTTCAGAATACGCTGACTTCACACTGCCTGACGGTGTGGCCTTGGATAAGGATGCCCTTGCGGAATTCCTACCCAAAGCAAAGGAGATGAACTTGTCGCAATCGCAAGCTCAGCAACTTGTAGATATGCGAGTGAAAGAGCAAGAAAGTGCGTACCAGAGCTCCTTGGATCAGTGGGAACAGACGCAAGAGACTTGGCGTAAAGCTGGTGTAGCCGACGAAGAATTCGGCAAAGGCAAATACGACGAGAGCATCAATACCGCAAGGTTTGCTGTCCGTGAGATAGGCGGCAATGATTTGATGGATGCGTTGAACGAGACGGGGGTGGGAAACCATCCTGAGATTATCCGTGCTTTCTATCGCATGGGTAGCGCAATGAAAGAGGATAACGTAGCTGTCGGCAAGGCTCGCGGTTCTACACCGAAGACCGCTGCCGAAACAATGTACCCCGATCAGGGGGCGTAATCCTAATATCCACAGCCACAAGAAGGAATAATCCCCATGGCTACTTTGAGTGTACAGAACCCCACTCTGCTTGATCTGGCAAACGTCAGTGATCCGGATGGGAAAATCTCAACGGTTGTCGAAATCCTCAATGAAACGAACGAGGTGCTCGCTGACATGAGTTGGGTGGAAGGCAATCTGCCGACCGGCCACAAGACTACAATACGTTCGGGCATTCCTGCTCCCACATGGCGCAAGCTGTATGGTGGCGTGCAGCCCAACAAGTCCACTACCGTCCAAGTCACGGACAATACCGGTATGCTGGAAGCGTACGCTGAAGTTGATAAGGCGCTTGCCGATCTCAACGGAAACACCGCTGCCTTCCGACTTCAGGAAGACAAGCCACATATCGAGGGCATGAACCAAGAAATCGTTGATACCCTGTTCTTCGGAGATGAAAGCACGGAGCCCGAAGCCTTCACCGGCCTCGCACCCCGCTTCGCCAATCTCTCCTCTGACGAGAACAGTGATAATATCATCAACGGTGCTGGCTCGGGCTCGGATAACGCCAGCATCTGGCTTGTTGTCTGGGGTCCAAATACTTGCCACGGTATCATCCCCAAAGGCTCTACTGCCGGTCTTCAGATGACCGACAAGGGTCAGGTGACGCTGGAAGACGCCTCTGACGGTTCGAATACCGGTCGTATGGAAGCGTACCGGACGCACTATCGCTGGGACGCTGGCCTCACGGTTCGCGACTGGCGCTATATCGTTCGCATCGCCAACATCGATAGGTCTCTCCTGTCGGCTACCTATACTTCAGGTGCCTTCTCTAGTGGCGCTCATATCCCCGATCTCATGTTCCAAGCTATGCGTTTGGTGCCGAACTTGAGTATGGGACGACCGGCGTTCTACATGTCCCGCGACATACTGACGTGGGTTGGTCGCCAGACCGCTGCGGCAGTTCAGGGCTCCACGCTGACGACTGATATGGTCGGTGGTAAATTGGTCGAGAGCTTCCACGGTATCCCGATGCGTCGTGTTGACGCTCTCGCGGGTGACGAAGCTGCCCTGACCTAATCGGAAAGAAAGGAAATAATCCGATGATCTTGGACGAACGCGCTGAATTCTGCGATGCCACGGCTCTTAATACTGGTGGCGCAGGAACTTATCTGGTTGGTGATGTGATGGACTTAACGGTCGCACGCGATATTGGCCAGTCTAAACAAATGTATATGGTTATTCAAGTGTCCACTACCGCCACTTCTGGCGGCTCGGCCACTGTACAGTTCCAGTTGGCTTCCGATAGCGTAGCCGCTATCGCTGCCGATGGTTCTGAAACCATCCATCTTATCACCGATGCAATTGCGGTGGCCACTTTGGTTAAGGGATTTCAGATGATTATCCCCGTGCCGATGCAAGCCGGTGTGCCGTACGAGCGTTACATTGGTGTCGAGCAGGTCACTGCCGTCGCGGCTCTTACTGCGGGAGCGATTAATGCGTTCCTGACGTATGATCCCCCGGCGTCTTGGACCTCTTACGCTGACGCAACTAACTAACTGATTGAGCTAGGGTGGGTACACGTGTACCCACTCTTCTCGACGGAGAAAGAAAACATGATTGTAGACTTCAAAGAGACTTTTCGTGTGCCGGGGTTTGGACGTAAGCGTTTCCAACAAGGCGTATGTTATGATGTACCGGAGGGTTTACGTAAGCACCTTCCGTCCAACAGTGTGATCCTCCCTGACGGGTGGACAGCCGCAACTGCCGCGGAACATGACGAGCTTCTTGCTGGTGATGTCTTTCGGTCGAATGCGGACAGTATGGAACTGGCCAACGAAAAGGCTCGTGCCGATCTGGCTGAACAGCGCATCGCCAATCTAGAAGCTCTTATTGCCAAGTCTCCGAACGAAACTACGACTGAGGATGATCTCCCAGTCGAAGCCTTCCCGAAACCGCTCGGCGGCGGTTGGTGGGAAAATGAAGATGGAACCAAATTTCAGAGAAGTAAGAAGGACGCATATGCTGCATAAAATATATACTTTTACGCGGTTTGCTCAGTGAGTTAAGACTTAGGTACTTGGGTACACGTGTACCCAAGTTTCCCCCCTTTACCCTTTTAGGAGACGGACGTGAGCCATACATTATCCGTAGTCAAAATATGCAACATGGCCCTGTCCCATATCGGTGCCAACTCCAGTATAGAAAGTCTATCTGAGGCCAGCGCCGAAGCTCAAGCCTGTGATATCTGGTACGACTTCAGCCGCACTCAGACCCTTGAAGCAAACAACTGGAACTTTGCCCGCAAACGCCTGACTCTGGTCACACACGCGGATGATCCTCCTTCGGGCGTCTGGGCGTACCGGTATCAGTACCCGTCTGACTGTGTGATGATCCGACGCCTCCAGAATCCATCCGGAGATGTGGCCGATATCACACCATTCGAAATCGAGATGGATGATAGCAACACGGGTAAGACCATTCTTACGGACCTCGACGAAGCAGTTGCGGTATACACGTTCGATCAGGAAGACACCAACGTGTTCAGCCCTTTCTTTGTCGAGATGCTCTCACTTGCGCTGGCCACCCATATAGTATTCACGCTCACCGGTAAGGGTGATCTGAAAAATAACCTGACTGACAACTTCATAAATATGTCACGGGTCGCTCCGTCACTCAACGCAAATGAGGAGAAGTCACCAGCACCGCGAGATGCGCCTTGGATTAGGGGTCGTCAATGACCACTTTTATCCAGCCGTCATTCGCGAAGGGTGAACTCGGCCCGGCGCTGTATGGCCGCGTGGATACGGCTGCGTACACTATTGGAGTTCGCTCTGCTCGGAATATGTATGTGCATAATCATGGCGGCATGAGCAACCGGCCCGGTCTTCAGTTCATCTGCCCTGTCAAGGATCATACGATCCAGCCTGTCATGATAGACTTCCAGTTCAAGAGCACGGACACGTACATCCTTGAACTGGGCAACCAGTATATGAGGTTTATCCGCAACGATGCACAGGTGCTTGAGGCGACCGATACTATTACCGCTGCGACCAAGGCCAATCCCTGTGTTATTACGGCTGGAACACATGGCTGGTCTAACGGGGATCATATCTATATAGAGGGCGTCGTGGGGATGACGGAACTCAACGGTCGCTGGTTTCAAGTGGCCAATAAGACTTCCACAACGGCTGAACTCACCAGCGTGTACGATGGTGGTGCGACCGGGATCGACAGCAGCGCGTATACCACGTACTCCAGCGCTGGTACTGCCGGCAAGGTCTACGAGATCGCTACACCGTGGGCGGCGGCTGACCTTAAAAAACTCAAGTGGACCCAAAGCGCTGATACTCTAACGGTCACACACAACAGCTACTCTGTGCGGGAGATCACGCGGACAGATCATAACGCATGGACGATAACTGAGCCTACCTTCGCGCCTTCCCTAGCTGATCCGACAGCGGTTGCAGTTTCCGTCAACGGAGCTAACAATGGAGAGTATTGGAAGTACAAGGTAACGGCTATCAAGGCCGAGACGTTTGAGGAAAGCCTCGCTGGTGTCAATAATACTGGTCTTACTATAGCCTCTACCAATAATACCAACCCGGTAGCCGTAACTATCACGAGCCACGGCCTTACTGATGGTGATGAGGTAGAGATCAGTGGCCTGACAGAGATGACAGAGCTCAATAACCGGCGCTTTCAGATCAGCAAGACTGATGCAAACGTATTCACGCTCAACGGGGAAGATGGGTCGACCTATACGGACGAGAGCACTGGCGGGTCCAACACGTGTCGTGCCCTATTCGACGGTACTGGGACACTAGCTTCACCTATCGGCACCACGATACCTGATAACTCGATTACATGGGCGGCAGTACCGGGTGCGGTCAAGTATACGATCTACCGGGCTAAGGGCGGCTCCGGTCGCTATGGGTTCCTCGACGAGACTTCTGAACTAACGTATGATGATAACACCCCTGCCTTGAAGGAGACTGATCTTGGCATCTCACCCCCTACAGCTAGAACTCCCTTTCTTTTCGCAAACGATTACCCCGGCGCAGTTGGATACTATCAGCAGAGACGGGTGTTCGGCGGCTCCATCAATAACCCAGACACTAGCGAGTACAGTCAAACAGGCAACCAGTCCAATTTCACCCGTGCCTTGCCAAGCAAGGCGTCAGACGCAATAGCGGCTACTCTTTCATCTAGGCAAGTTAACGAGATCAGGCACTTCGTAGGCGGCACCGATCTGATGATCTTCACGGACGTATCAGAATGGCGTGTGAACTCCGGCGATAACCAAGGCTTCGCTGCGGAAACGATTAGACAGGAACCCCAGACAGAGTGGGGTAGTTCTCATCTGAAGCCTGTCACTATTGGTGGGGATATCCTGTTCGTGCAGGAGAACCTTACGCATGTGCGTACGATGTCGTTTGATCTGGTCAAGGATAAGTTCACCGGCATCGACATGACGCTGCTCTCGCCCCACATCTTCGAGACGTATACCATCTCCAGTTGGGCGTTTGCCAAGACGCCTGATCCTATAATGTACTTCGTACGCTCTGATGGCAATGCAGCGACCATGACGTTCGAGGCTGATCAAGAGGTACTGGCGTGGGCGCAATGGGATACAGATGGTGAATTCGAGTGGACCGCAGCGATACGCCCATCCTCTACCGCTATTGATGTCCGCCCTTACTTTGTGGTCAAACGTATTATCAATGGCAATACGGTGCGCTTTATTGAGAAGCTGCAAGACCGGCGCTTTACTGATGTACGCGATGCGTTCTTCGTGGATAGTGGACTGACGTATGACGTGCCATTGACTATATCCGGTTCTACTGCGGCTGATCCTGTCGTGGTCACGGCCACATCCCATGGCTTCTCTGATGGAGACGAGATAGATATCTCTGATATACAGTGGACGCCAGCATTTGATAGTCTGGATAATGAAACAAACCCTGATCAACTTAACGGTCGGCGGTACTTTATCGCTGACAAAACAGCTAATACTTTTACTCTATTTTCAAATGAAAGTGGAAAGCCGATTACGGCTATTACAAGGGCTACTCCGGGGGTGGTTACTGCTCCTGCTCACGGTTTTGCTAATGGGGATATTATTTGTCTCAACGGCATAAGTGGCATGACAGAGGCGAATAACAATGTCTATAAGGTGGCGAATAAGACTACCGACACATTCCAACTGAATACTGCGGCTGGCGCTTCGGTTAATACATCAGGATTCACCGCGTATACCAATGGAGGGAACATATTTCACGCTACTGACGGCTCTGGCTTCGCGGCGTATGTATCTGGAGGGAAGGCCCGTAAGGCCGTAAGCACCATCTCCGGACTCAACCACCTTGAGGGCGAGAGTGTGGTCATGCTTGTGGACGGGGCAGTGGACACCAGTAAGACTGTAAGCGGGGGCAGTATCACGCTGACGAGGAAGGCCAGTCGGGTACACGTGGGTCTGAAGTATATCAGTGACGTGGAGACGCTGGATGTCGAGGCCCCGACTGGCGGCACGGTCCAAGGCCAGCCCAAGAAGATCGCGAAGGTTGTCGTGCGGCTGGAGAAAAGTAGGGGGTTGCTAATTGGACCAACTTCTGATCTACTTATAGAGTGGAAGCAGCGAAATGCAAGCGAGAATATTGGAGAACCTACAGCGATGTTAACGGGGGACGCGGAGATTGTATTGAAGCCGGCTTGGAACTCGAACGGGCGGCTTTTTATGAGACAGAAAAATCCACTTCCCTTCACGTTGTTGGCGGTTATTCCCAACATTGAAGTGGGGATTAGATGACCAAGTATGAGATCGTAAAGGGCAAAAAGAAGCACGCATATGAACTACAGCGTACCATGCGTGAGGCCGATAAGATGGAGATTATGGCCAGTCACCTGAAGACACCGAAGGAAGCTCTTCGCGGCGTACTGGAATCCCGTGGAGAAGTGTGGGCTGGGCTGGCTGATAAGAAGGTGGTATGCATGTACGGAGTTATCCAACTGAGCGTGCTGGGGGATGCGGGGATGCCGTGGTTGCTGGCGTCGGATTTGATCACCGTCCATGCCCGGCGCTTCCTGCGTGAGAACAAGAAGTTCATCGCGGCCATGCGGAAGGAATTCGGACAGCTTGTTAATTATGTAGACGAGCGAAACATAGAGGCCAAGCGCTGGTTACAGTGGCTGGGCTTCGAACTTGAAGAAGCAGCGCCGTACGGAATACTCCAGAGGCCGTTCCACAAGTTTACAATGGAGTGTAGAAATGTGTAGCCCAACAGTAGCGATGATGGGGATATCAGCGGCGGTCAGTGTCATCGGTGGCATGGCCGCGAATAATGCTAGGAATCGTGCTCAGGCTGTGGCCAATCAGGCGCACGAAGTACGTGTGCGTCAGATGCGCTACAATATCACGAACGAGGAGATGAGGAAGAAAGATGAGGTCGATAAGCAGGTGGTACGCAGGGGCATAATAGCTGACGAAAACTTGAAGGAGCAAGGGCTCATAGATATTTACAGTGCAGGGAACGGCGTTTTGCTTAATGAATTGGGTAGTAGCCACTTGGCCCTCAAGCAGGAGCAAGCTGGCAACGCAAAATTTGCATCGCTCGTGTCCGATCACGATAGCTTGCTGCGGCTTAGGCAGTCGGATATCAAGATCGGGAATATAGAATCGGGTATTCAACTCGCAATGCTTGAGAACAGGGAGTCGAATATATCCACTGCTGCCAAGAACACGGCGCAGAATTTGAAGAGCATTAGCTCAGCTTTTCGTACGGGTGGTAAAGCAGTCGGTGGCAAGAGTTGGACCGACCTAGGATTTAGCAGCACGTCCAGTACCCCGTCAGCTTTTAACCAAGACGTTAGTACGCTAGGAGCATTCTAATGGCTATTAGAGTACAAAGCGGCGGTAGGTTCGGCTTTCCCCGAGTGAGTAGTATTGGCGTGGCCCCGGAAACTAACATCGCTGCACCGAAATTCGACCGTGGTTCCCAGTCAGGGCAGACTGCTGCCGGTCAGGCTCTTGCGGACTTTGGCGAGACAATTGGTATTACCGCGAAAGAGATAGAGGTTGCTCAGGACAAGCAGCAGAAGATCGACAATAAGCGCCAGTCCGATATTGCCGATACCCGGTACAAGAGATTTCAGATAGATCAGCAAGTCGGAGACAAAGGATACACCAAGCAGCTAGGTGCAAACGCTCTCCAAACCCGCAATAGCTACATCTCTGAGGACATGCGAGAGCGCCTATCGATCTTGGCTACGTTTGCACCCGGTAGTGATGCTGCGCGGGACTGGGACATAAGATCACAGGCTCAGCATAATAACATGCTCTTCAACGTCTCGGCTCATTCGATACGAGAGGGGGAGAAGGCCGACATAGCGGCTGAAGAGGCCAAGATGTTGGAAATGGCCAGATACATGACTATATCCAACCCCGCTGGTGATGCCAGTCCTGAAGCGTTTATGAATTACAAGGCCAACGCAGCGGCGTTGATCAACATGAAGATGGCTCAGATTGATCGTACGCTTGGTAACATAGATAACCCTGACGTTGATAACCTTAATGATGAGGGGGAGAGTGTTGACCAGTCGCATCCCGATCCGCAAGGCGCGATAGCGAAAACCCAGATACAGACTATGATGAGCAAGATCGTTTCCACGATTTTGGATCGGCAGATAGACGCTAACGATCCTGCTACGGCTAAGGCGATACTGGATTATACCGTCTCGCAGGGCCACATCAATACCAAGACCAGAGACGATTATATCGCCAAAATTAAGCTATCCTTGGAGGGTAAGGCGGCGCAACAAGGTGTCGATTACCTGAAATTAGCATTTCCTGATGCCACAGAGACTCAGCTACTCAACTATACCAAATCGTACGTGGAGAATGCTGGCCTGACTCAGAAAGTGCGCGATAAAATGAAGACTATGATTAGCCTTCGATTTGCGGCTGAAGCGCGGGATCAGAGGATAGCTAAAACGGAGATGCAGGAAAGTATCGCACAAGTGCTCACGGGGGGTGAAATAGGTAAGCGGCCTAAAACATTTGCTGAGTTAGCTCCAGAAATGCAACAGCACCTCAATAAGTATCCAAAGGAGATGAAGGCAGCGCTGGAGCTTCTGCTGCTTAACAGTAGAGGCATTGGTCGAGTCAAGAATGGAGCTCGCAATGCCGGCTATAGGCAACTTTGGATAATGGCTTCAGGAGAAGGACCAGAGGCTGAAAAAGCTAGGGATGGTTTTCTTTCTATAGACTTCACATTACTCGAAAATATTAAGGGTCTTGGACCCGGAGAGGCTGAGCAACTTCAGACTATGCAGCAAGTTATGACAGCACAGGATACCAATGCGGCAAATAAATCCGATGCAGCGGCTGCTAAGGACCGTAAGAAATCCCTTGAGAGCCAGCAGACAATGAAACGTATAAGGAGCGCTGTCTTTAAATCATTCCCGCAGTCAATGAAAGATGCTCATGATGAAAAAGCTATCGTTATGGGCCGTGTTCTTGAGCACGCTGCTCGACTGGCAAAACTCGGTGTAGTTCTTTCTGACTCAGACTTGCTGGAGGCGTCCCGCAACGCGCGAAGAGAGGGGAGTCTGATATACGGATATCATGATGATGGCACGACGGACGATAAGTGGCGTTCGGATATGAAATTATGGGGCGTTGATGCATATAGATCAGAAGAAGACAAGCACGATCTCATGTTCTTATCGTACGCTGATAATGAGAGAAACAAGCAACTCAATAGATATATGTACAACGGTGTGAAGGATACACTGTTAAACCAAATCGGTCGTGAATTAGAATTCGAAGAGATAACAAACGCTATCACCATAATTGAGAATTCTGATCGGATACCGACTAGGGTTACGGTCAGGCGAGAGATACTAAGGCAGTTTGAGGCGCAAAAGAGGGCTGCTAGGATTGCCCGAATTGAGGCTTCGGCTACGGCTGAAATGATGTCGTTTACGAAGGAAGCTCCCATTACTGCGGCTACTGTGGCTGATGTTGCTACTAAGGCTGCTACTAAAGCTGCTACTAAAGCTGCTGCTGAGGCTGCTGCTAAAGCTGCTGCTGAGGCTGCTGCTGAGGCTGCTGCTACGACTAAAGCGAGGGCTGCGACAGAAAAGTTAGTGTTGAAGTTGACGCAACCTGTGAAAGAAGCGGAAGAAGCCAAGAAACTTATAGATGATCTTCTGGGTACTCCCGGTGAGGCTCCCGCACCGGAAGTTACCGGAAAAATAGATGATCTAATCGCTATAGCTACACAAATTGATGAACAGGTAACGATTGCTGCTGCTGAGGCTAAAAAGGAGGAGGTAAGTGATAGAGGCAAGACGCCCCTATGGCTGAGGAAGAAGAAGACCGCTGCCCGCAAACTGATTAAGAAGCTAAAAGAGGTGAAGAAAGATATCGCTCCTAATATCCCCGTGGATGAACCGAAAAAGAAAAAGGTTAAGAATAAGCTGGATATTATGTTAGACGAGCTTAAAGAACTGAAGGAGCTAGGGCTACCGATTGAGCCGTCTCCGGCTGCTGTTGCGGCTGAGGCTGAGGCTACGGCTGAAATGATGTCTACGACTAAGGCTGCGGCTCCGGCTGTTGATGTACCTGAGATCGCGGCGATGCCGGAACCCGGTGATGTGGCTGCTGTACAGCGGCTGATGGGGCCACGCACTGATGTGTATAAAAAAACAAGTGATCGAGAGTTTGTATTAGATCAAGCAAAATTGGTGAAAAGTTTTTCTTCTTCGCCCCAAGATTTAAAACTGTTACTCACCTCAAAAGGAACTGGTAAGGATGTAGTGGCCGCTGCGATTAAGGCTGTAGTCAGCGTATTCCCCGGAGGCGATATAGATGCGACCACAAGTTTCTTGGAACACATAGCTATTGCTGAGAGCAAAATGGGGGGAGATGATAGTACGTACCGTAAACGTCTCAAGAACAAGGCCGGCAAAGATATCAGTGGTGGCAGCAGCATGTGGCAGCTTGATCCGGCTGGCTTTGATGACACACAAAACAAGGGTGATCATAAGGGTCTTCCTGCCAAATGGAAGATAATAGAAGATAAATTTGGTATTGACTGGGAGAAGGTCAAGTTCGATGATTTGGATATACCATTGATCGGGGCCATAGCTGTGCGGCTATTCCTAATGAATATACCGTTGAAAAATAAGAAAACCGGCGAGGTATATGGCCCACTGCCAGCGCTACTTAAAGCGCAGGGTGCGTATTGGAAAAAGCATTACAATAAGTCTGGCAGTGGCACGGCTGCTGAATTCGTTAAGCGAGTTGAAATGTTTATAATAGGTGGATCACCTTTAGCGAAAACCGGTAGATAATGGTTATATCTTCAGAAGCAATGGAAGCGCTGCTTGATAAAGAGGATCAAGAGGCTGAGGTTCTTGAGCGTAAACAAGCTCTCGATCCTGCACAGGCTCTGGCTCCACCACCATCTGTTCTGGTTCCGCCACCGTCTGCTCTGGTGGACGATGCTGTCTTTGAGAACAATCTGCTACAGCCTCAAGATAAAGACGCTGCTCAGTTACTGAAGGACTATAAGTATGAGCGTGCGGCTGGGCTCCCCATAGGTACGACCACGAATGACAACCGGCAGATCACACAGGATCAAGCCACGATCAACAAGGCGCATAAGGATACTGAGAATGCCCCGACTACCAGAGGGTTCGTCGTGATGGACCCAAAGGTGGCCCAGCTTACGAGGGGCGATCTCAGTGGGCTGTCCAAGGTAGAGCGAGCCGCTGACAATATTACACTCTGGGGCTCCCTGACAAAAGCCGGTATAATGATGGCACAGCATGGCTACGCTTTCATAGAAACTGCGGGGGAACTGACGGGCATTAAAAGCCTTGACGAATTCGGGGAAAAAGGCAGACTTGAATTAGGGAAAGCCAAGAAAGATATAAAGGGGAAAGAGACCGATCTGTTCGAAATCGATAGCGCTTCGGACTTCGCCAACTGGATGACGAGCACTCTAGCTCAGGGTGCTGTCCAGTTCGCACCTCAAATTGCGGGAGCGGCTGCTGGTGCCAAAGGGGGAGCAGTTCTCGGCACGGCTCTTGCTCCCTTTACCGCTGGCGTATCACTGCCGGTTATGACTACGCTGGGAACTCTCATTGGCGTAGTGCTGCCCTCGTTTATCATGTCCACTGGTGAGGCTCAGGTTGAACTGAAGGAAGCGGGAAAGAAAGCCGGGATGGGGGAGGATGTTGAAGCGCCGGGTACGGTATTCACTGCCGGGCTATTCATGGCTGGTCTTGATAGCGCTCTTCCCCTGAAGCTATGGTCAAAGATGTCAGGTAAAGGCATCAAAGCAAAAGTTGGGAAAGAGATCATCAGACACTCTCTCGCTCAGATCATGAAGCGTTCCGCGAAGGCGGGTGTCAAGGGTATGGGCCTTGAAGCGCTAACAGAGACAGTGCAGGACGTGGTGAAGAAAGTCCTGATCCGCAACGAGTTGGACTTGGATATTATTGGTGATCCCAAGGAGTTCGCCAAGGATATAGTGCGCTCAATGGCGGGTGGCGCGGTGGTGGGCAAGTTCATGTCGGCTGGCGTGAGTGTCGGTACAGACGTGATGGCCAACTCTCGCAATACCAAAGCGGCGCTGGACGCCATGAATGACGCCACGACCGGGGAACCATTGAGAGAGGGAGCACCTGAGCTCGCGGCTGAGCATATTAGAGCCGTCTTGGAGGAGAAGGGCGTCGAGAGCATATTCATCAATGCAGATGTCTTGATGGACTACGTTCAGAGGACGGATGATCCAGAAGGTACGCTGATAAATCTGGGTATCGATGAGACTATTGCTGACAGTATGACAAACGGCACGGATGTGGAGATAGACATCGCGACGTTCTCTGAGCATATCATGGGTAGCGCTGGGTATAATATCCTATCTATGCACATTAAGACTAAGCCGGGGGAGAAGTCGGTCTCGGAAGCTGCGGACTTCCTCTGGAAGAATAATCCGAACTTGCAGACTGACTTGACGGCTGAGCTTGATAAGCTAGACCTGACCGATCACGAGCGGAGCTTAATGCAGCGCATCATTGATGACATGACGCCAGAGAAGGCGGCTCAGACGCTGGCTAAAATGAATAGCCAGACAGAAGCAGTCATGGCTACCCTGCTGAACAGCATTGAGGAGCGCAAGGTAACCTCGGAAGCGGAACAGAAGTCGGGGCGCGTAGAGTTCTTGGAACTGGAAGTCCAGTCGCTGGATAAAGAGATCGTGGCCCTTGAGGATAATATTGAAGCGGAGGGAAAATCAGAGAGCCCCAGCATTCAGACGCTGAACAAGCTAGAGCGTGAGCTCCAGCGGGTACGTGACGTACGTAACGCGAAGATACAGGAGCAGCAGGACATTAATATCCCGCAAGGTCAAGCGGCTGCGCTGCGTCCTGAGTTTCAGGAGACTATTGACGAGACCTCGGAGCTTCAGCCCGGCACCGTCCAGTTCGTGCACTACTCCGACCAGCAGCTTACGGAGTTGGACCCGGCGTTCGAGGGCACCAACGAGAACATACGTGGTGGTGAGCGCAACCGATCCAAAGACCCGAACTACCCGGCGCGGACCTATGTTGGGTTACCGGGGTTCGAGAAGGAAGGCGGTCTGGGTGAGGTGGCCAACACTGGCAGGATCGCGCTCGACACCCTGTACGACTTCGACGGCGACCCCGACAAGATCAGGGCGCGGGCGACGAAGGCTGTTATCGCTCGCCGGAAGCGGGCGGGTCAAGTGATACAGCAGAACACCGCCGCGTTCCAAGGGCTGGTCGCGTCCCAGATGGAACACCTGATCAAGAAGGATGGATACGCCGGTTACCGCACCCAGTCGAACTCTGGCCCGGTGGCTGCGCTCTTTGACGTGACTCCCACCGACACTACGATCACGACGCAAGCTGATATTCCGCTGACCCCGGCCCAAAAGAAGTTGCGCCCCAAGAAGATCGTGACCAAGGCGTCTGTCCTGCAAGACTTGGGGATCAAGGTCACCAAGGAAGCGACCCGTGCTGCGCGGCAGGGGTTCCGTGAAGGCGTAAAAGCCGCGAAGACGCTGAAGGCGAAGCAAAAAGCTATCGTGAAGATCATCGACAAGCTCCCCATAATCGAGTCGCAGCGTAAGATACTGCGGAACAAGATCATGGCCCCCGACGTGAACGCCAAAACAGGAGAGAGCACTGCCAAGTTTGACCGGGTGCTGGATGAGGTGATGGCTCGCGCCACGGTGCAGATCGAGTTACAGCGCAAGAGGCAGATTAGGGATGCCATCGATAAAGAACTGAAGAGAGCGAGGCCGAAGAAGTCTGGTGGGAAACCGATAGGCAAGCTGGGTGCTCACGTCCATGAGGTGCTGGAGAATGCACGGAAAGCTCTGGACGGTATAACGCAAGAACAGGCGTCTGCGCTACTGGCCGCGAAAGAGAACAACCCAACGGACACCCCGTCCGCGGCAGATATGCTGAACCTACAACTGATGCAGTTGATCGCCAACCCTGAGAGCGTAGACAGCACGCATATGGAAGACCTGCTCCTGTCCATCAAGGAAGTAAAGGACGGCGGCAGTGCAGCGCACAAGAAGAGCAAGCTGAACCTGATCGTCCAACAAGAGGAGAGGCGCGCCCGGTGGCGGGAAGCACTTAATCCCACGGTACTCGTGAGAGAGAAGCTGGAC